GACCAATGCAACCACTTGCGTCATCACCCCGCCGATCATTTCGGCACAAGGTGGAACGGATGCCGAACTGCAGTATCAAAACTGCATCGTGACCGCTGCTGCTGGCCGGACCATCAATCGCCTGAACGTGGATGCTGCGCCGATCAACTGCTTCTGGCAGAAAGATGCGCTTGAAATCCTGCCTGGTCGTTACGCTGTTCCCTCGGATGCTGGCGTCGCAGTAATGCGTGCCTCCACCGACCAAGGCATCGAACTGGTGATGCAGAAGCAATACGATGTGAACACGATGAAAACCAAGTATCGCCTCGATACCCTTTTCGGCGTGGTCAACAAACAGCCCGAGATGTCCGGTATTCTCTTGTTCAATCAAACGCCGTAAGGAGATAAATCATGAGCTTTAACACCATTTTTACCCAAGGCACCGCTGTTGTTACTGTGCCGGCAGGCGAGAAGATCGCCGTCCAAGCCTACTCGCCCGCGAGTGTGTTTCAGGAAGTTGGCTATCCCAACTTTCCTGAATCGCAGGACTTGCTGACCGTAGTCGAGAACACCACCTACGTCTCTGCCGCTTTCACGAATGCCACGAATGTGACCATTCAGGCCGGCGCGTCGGGTGCAACTTACGCGGTCGGCACCGATCCGGTTGTTTCGGATGATGGAAAGTTTCAGCTTCAAGGAACGCCGGGCGTGCTGAACGCTACCGGTGCCTTGACCGCTGCGATGATCCTGTCGGGTATCGTTACCTCCACCACGGCTGCTGCTGTTGCTGGCACGCTGCCGACCGGTGCGGTATTGGACGCTGCCAGTGAGTTTGAAATTGGTGATTCGTTCGACTGGTCTGTAATCGCTACGGGCGCAAATGCCTTCACGGTTACAGCCGCCGCAACGGGTCACACGGTTGTTGGCACCGGCGCAGTTGCCACCGTCACCTCTGGCGCATGGCGCACTCGCAAGACTGCTGACGAAACCTTCGTTTCGTATCGGATCGGCTAACCAACCAAGACAGGCCGGCAGAGATGCTGGCCTGTTTTTTAATGGAGAACGATATGCCAATGACCAAGGGTTACTCAAAGAAATCAATCAGCAAGAACATTGCTATGGAAATGAAGGCCGGAAAGCCCCAAAAGCAGGCCGTGGCTATGGCTCTCGGCATGGCAAGCAAGTCGGCAAAAGCCGCTGGCAAGCCAGGTAAAGCACCGATGAAAAAGATGAAATGATTAAATCTGCCGCAATTATCAAGACCAAGGCTCTGGCCCCGTGGAAGGAATTGCGGTTGGAAAAGCGCAGGCTGAAAAAGGCGCAGACCATTGAGCGCAAAGCAATAAAGCAGGTTTGTCCGACTCCGATTGGTAGACGGGAGCCTAAAGTTGAAGCGCCTGTAGACAATGGCCCGGCAACCCGTAACGAAATGCTGCAACGAGCCGAAGTGATCGGGCTGAAGGTTGACAAACGCTGGTCAGATGCGACACTACTTAAACACATCGAGGAATCGGCATGGGCTACAAAAAACGACAATTCATAAGCGCTGCTTTTGAGGAAATCGGCCTTGCGTCCTATGTGTTTGATCTGCAGCCAGAACAGCTTGACTCTGCCCTGCGCCGGCTAGATGCAATGATGGCCGACTGGAACGCCAAAGGCATACGCCTGGGCTATCCTTTGCCATCCAGCCCCCAGGACAGCGACCTTGACGAGGATACGCTCGTTCCCGATTCCGCTTACGAGGCGATTATTTGCAGCCTGGGCATCCGGCTGGCGCCGAGCTACGGCAAGCAAGTAATGATCGAGACCAAGACTACTGCAAAGCAGGGATACGACATCTTGCTGCAGAGGGCCACCTTCCCGCTTGAGAAGCAACTGCCAGCCACGACCCCATCGGGCGCTGGCAACAAGCCGTGGAGAGTCACCGATAACCCGTTTGTGCGGCCCCCCTATTTGCCTGTAAACGCTGGCCCTGATGGGCCTATCGAATTCTAATAAGGAAGATCATGCCCACCATTAACCAGTTGCCAGTCCTGAGCACCATATCCAGCGGCGACCAGCTTCCCGTCTACTCGCCCAACAACGGCGATGCAAGGCGCACCTCGATTGGCTCTTTGCTGACGTTTTTCCAGCAGAGCTTTGCATCGCCAACGCTGGCGGTGAATCTTTACGTTCCCGGCTCTGGCTTCAATATCACGGTGCCGACCCCCGTCAGCAATGACCAGTGGATGCTGCTGCAGCCTGCCGGAACGCTTGCGACTGGCACGATCACCTTGCCGCTAAACACTGGCGTGCCTGATGGCACTACGGTGCTGATCACTACGACCCAAGAAATCACTTCCCTGACCATTGCCCTGAATGGCGCTTCGGCTATTTTTGGCGGTGTGTCGTTCTTGGCTGCTGGAAGTGCCACGGCGATCCGTTTCTACCAGCCGACAAACTCTTGGTATCAGATCAACGCCGAGACGGTTTATGGCGCAAACGTGCAGGCATTTTTGACTGTGCCATCAAGCGCCAATCTGCGTGCGGCAATGACCGACGAGACCGGCACCGGTCTGTTGGTATTCAACACCAGCCCGACGCTTGTCACGCCTGCGCTGGGAACGCCTACCGCCCTTATCGGCACAAACATTACTGGCACTGCAGCCGGGCTTACAGCAGGAAACGTCACCACCAATGCAAACCTGACTGGTGCCATTACATCGGTTGGCAATGCCGCATCGCTTGGTTCGTTTACCTCGGCCAATCTTGCCGCAGCCTTGACGGATGAGACCGGAACTGGCGCAAGCGTATTTGCAACTAGCCCAACCCTTGTTACCCCGCTGCTTGGCACGCCGACCTCTGGCACGCTTACCAATTGCACCGGATTGCCGCTGGCTACAGGCGTAACTGGTGGTCTGCCGGTTCATCATGGAGGCACTGGCGCATCGTCAACGGGTCAGGCATTGAGTGGCCCCGGCGCTGTCAATATTACCGGACTTGTTACTGCCTTCACTTCGACTGCAGCAGGTAATGCTCTGACCCTTGCAGATGGCGCACAAGGGCAACTCAAGACCATTATTTATGTTGCAGAAGCAGCAGGTGGTGATACTGGTATTTTGACCCCGACCAACCTCGGCAGTGCAACCACTATCACATTCAACGCTGTTGGTGATGCTGTAACGCTCCAGTTTGCTGGCACTGACTGGTGGGTTGTTGGATTACGTGGTGCGGCAGTCGCATAATGGCTGCTAAGTCCACAGTCAATGCGGCTGGCAACTACACGAGCTTTAGATGAAAACCCCCGCTTATGCGCGTAAGGAAGGCCAAAACCCAAATGGCGGTTTAAACGCCAAAGGGCGTGCCGCAGCCAAGGCCGAAGGCATGAACCTGAAGCCCCCTGTCAAGTCCGGTGACAATCCGCGCAGGGCGTCATTCTTGGCCCGTATGGGTGGCAGTGCTGGCCCTGAATACAAGAACGGTGAACCTACCCGCCTGCTGTTGAGCTTGAGGGCATGGGGCGCATCGTCCAAGGCTGATGCACAGGAGAAGGCTAGGAAAATATCGGCCAGAAACAAGGCAAAGAAGTAAATGCAAATCCCCATCCTCAACGGCATATATTCTGACAGCACGCCGGAGCTTCGCACCAGCTACCCCATCAACATGGTGCCGGTGCCGAAAAAGTCCGGTATCAGCAACGGTTTCTTGCGCCCTGGTGATGGCATTGTGGCCAACGGCACAGGCCCAGGCATCGACCGGGGCGGCATCAACTGGCAGGACAGTTTATATCGTGTGATGGGCACCAAGCTGGTCGAGATAGACAGCAACGGCACAGTGACCACTCTGGGCGATGTGGGTGGCTCATCCGGTGAGCTAGTAACATTTGATTATAGTTTTGACCTCCTGGCCATTGCATCCGGTGGCCGGCTGTATTATTGGGATGGCGCAACCCTGACTCAAGTCACAGACACCGATCTTGGAGTCGTGCTCGATGTGGTGTGGGTGGACGGCTACTTTATGACCACGGACGGTGAGTTTCTGATCGTCACCGAACTGACCGACCCGCTGGTAGTCAATCCGCTGAAATACGGAAGCTCAGAAGCCGATCCTGACCCGGTAGTGGCCCTGCTGAAGCTGCGGAACGAAATCTATGCCCTGAACCGCAACACCATCGAGGTATTCGACAACGTGGGTGGCGACCTTTTCCCATTCGCACGCATCGAAGGCGCTCAAATACAAAAGGGCGTTGTCGGAACGCAAGCCTGCTGTATTTTTATACAGGCCATTGCATTTTTAGGCAGTGGTCGCAACGAGGCACCAGGCATATACGTCGGCGCAGCAGCCGTAACGCAGAAGGCCAGCACGCAGGAGATAGACAACCTGCTCCTGCAATACACCGAGGCGCAACTGGCTGGTGTAAAGCTGGAGGCACGCAACGACAAGAATCACCAGCACCTATACGTCCACCTGCCTGACCGAACCGTGGTCTATGACGCAACGGCATCCGAGGCGCTAGGCGAGCCGGTATGGTTCACGCTGACCACTACCATCGTCGGCTTCGCTCAATACCGCGCACGCAACATGGTCTGGGCCTATGACAAGTGGCTGGTCGGAGATCCACAATCCAGCAATGTTGGCTACCTGGTGCAGGATACCGGCCACCATTGGGGCGCTCAAGTGCGCTGGGAGTTTGGCACGCTCATCGTCTACAACGAGGGCAATGGGGCGATTTTCAACGAGTTGGAACTTGTTAGTCTGACCGGCAGCGTGGCCATTGGCACCAACCCACAGATCAGCACCAGTTACAGCCTCGACGGGAAGGCATACAGCCAGCAGCGCTTTATCTCAGTCGGCACAATTGGCAGCAACAAGCGCCTGGCGTGGTTTCAGCAGGGCCACATGAGGAACTGGCGGATTCAGTGTTTCCGTGGCGACAGTGACGCGCATGTGTCCTTTGTGCGGCTTGAAGCCCAGATTGAGGCGTTGGCATTCTGATGGCTGCTGCACCTTTCTCTCGCCGGCTCAATCTGACGCGGGATCAGCTTTCGGCATTTTTGACTGACCAGCAGCAGATCAGGCAGTTTGAATTGCTGTTTTCTGCCGTTGATGAACTCCAAGTCATTATCGGAACCGACTTTGAGTATCAGGCTGACAGTGCTGCGGCCAATGCCAACAATGCGCTGGCCCAGATCATTGCGCTGGCGCAGGATACCGCCGTCGATGATGCGGTGCTGAATGCCAAGGTGCAGCAGGCGCTCGACGCCATTCCGAGATTGGCTCAAGCGCTTGAATTGCTGGCGCTGGCTCCGGTGCGTAACAATGTAGAACTGTCGCACGATGTGAATGGCATCCTGCCTTACGCAAACCAAACCGCCTCGGTGCGGTCAAATCAGGTGCTCACATGGCTTTCGATGTAATCACACCAGCCAAGCTCGGCCAAGCTGCAATAACCGTTGGCGTGACCACTCTTTACACGGTTCCGGCATCAACACGCACGTTTGTAAAAGACATTGACATTGCAAACACAACGGCAGGCGCTCTTAACCTAAGAGTTTTTTTGGTTCCGTCTGCTGGTGTGGCGGCAACAAGCAATGCGCTTTTTTATGATGTGCCGATCAATGCAAACAGCACAACCCAATGGGTCGGGGTGCAGATTCTTAATGCGGGCGACACAATCCAAATTCAAGCATCTGGAGCTGGGCTAACAATTACCGCATCTGGCGCGGAGGCAATCTGATGGCTATAAATCAATTTCCTCCGGCAACTGGTGGTGGCGCTGTTGATTCTGTTAATACCCAAGTTGGAGTCGTTGTCCTGACAGCAGGAGACGTTGGCGCAGAAACGGCTGATGCAACTATTCTTAAATCAGCAAATATTGGTGTATCGGTAGAGGGCTACGATACTACTATTTTAAAGAGTGCAGACATTGGTGTTTCTGTTCAGGCTACGCTAGTCAGCACGACGAACATCAAGACTATCAATGGAAGCTCTGTCTTGGGCGCTGGAAACTTGGTTGTTTCCGGTTCTGGCGGCGACGTTATTACGGCAGCGACGGTAAGCGTGATCACTCCTGCGCTTGAAACTTCCGTAACGGTAGTGGACGCAACAGTTACCGCAACAGATCGCATTGTTGTGACTTGGGGAAACTGTGTGGCAACAGATCAAAATGGCCCTAGCATGGGGCAAGTTGCTTTTAATTCGATAGCTGCCGCTGGCTCTTTTACGCTGGAACTGTTTTCTATGGATACAAGTATGCTTTTTGGCGCATACAATATTAACTATAGCAGAGCAACTTAAGGAAAAATCATGCCACAAATTGTAGACGCACGCGGCAACGAATATCTAGGCTCAATTGACCAGATCGGTGGGCAAGCAATCGTTGATGCTCGCGTTCAGAGTTTCACGCTTGGCGCTCTTAATGCAGAAGTGGTTATTGCATTAAATGGAAAATCGACCATAGCACTTGACGCAAGAACTGCCGCAGCCAATCTTACTTATCTGGCAGAGGGAAGTATTGACGGAACCAATTACTTTGCAATTCCGATGTTTTCAATCTTTCAATTACTGGTAGCGGCTGCTTTGCAGGAGGAATACGTTGCATCCGTAGCTATTGCAACCACTCATTCAGGCGTTTACACGATAGGATGCTCTGGGTATAAGTTTGTTCGCATTCGTGTTTCTGCATACGTAAGCGGCAATGTCACTGTCACGCCAAGGGCAAGCGTTGGCAACTTTATTATTTACGACAAAATTATTCCGGCAACAAAGCACGTGACGGTAACTGCTGCTGCTAATACGATTGCTACCTGCACGCTCCCGGCTCCGGGCGTGGGTTTGTTCCATTACATTACCTACCTGAACGCTGCGAGAAATGCAACGGCTGCTCTTGCTGGCAGTGCCACTCTGATTATCACCAGCACCAATCTGCCTGGAACTCCTGCATGGAGTGTTGGCAATGCGATGGTTGCCGGTGGTTCACAAGTAGATATTGACATGCAGCCTTCTACCCCATTGAAATCACTGGTCGCAAATACAGCCACTACGATTGTGATGCCTGCCGCTGGTCTTGCTGTTCTTAATCGTATTAACTGCTCTTACTACGTTGGAGCGTAAAAAATGACCGTCTCAATAAAAGTTCTTATCCCGGCCAAGCAAGCCGAGAACGCCCAGACCACGCAATACACTGCGGTGAACTGCAAGGCGATCATTGACAAGTTCACGATCACCAACACCACGGCAGGCAATGTGACGATCAGCGCCAATCTGGTGACGAGTGGCGGCGCTGCTAGTGCAGCAAACCTGATTATTGACACCCGCGCAATTGCGCCCGACGAGACCTACACTTGCCCCGAACTGGTCGGCCAGGCGCTAGAGTCCGGTGGATTTATTTCAACCATTGCCGGCGCAGCCACATCACTGACCATCCGCGCATCTGGCCGAGAAATCACCTAAAAGGAGAACGGCATGAAAGACTTTATGGTTATTCCGCGTGGCTTTTCAGGACTGCCGATGGAGGAAGAATTCATTAGCACAGCCGAGAACAAGAAGAATTACGCCATTGCGGTGCAGGACTGGAACTACGGCCCCGAAGTGCCGACCAATGAGGCTGGCGCAAACAAGGAGTTTTACGCAGGGCTGGCGCAGGCGATGCAGTGCGACGAAAAGGACGCAAGGCGTAAGCACTGCTCCAACTGCGAGTATTACGACAACAGCCTCATGACCCAAGTCAGGATTGAGCGCATTCCGATGGCGGCTTATGACAAGGGCGCAGGGTTCCGTGGGCATTGCGAAAAGCTCAACTTTATCTGCAATGACATGCGCGTTTGCCAGGCTTGGGAAGAACGCGAATCCGAGATGGATTGACCAAATGCCAAAATGTGCGAAAATAAGCCCCACTGAGCCGTTCGAGCCGCCAGTAGCTCACCCTGTTGCACAGGAGTGTTCAATGTCGGTCGTTACGGAAGGAATCACAAAAGGCCACCTTCTGGAGGTCTATTCTGATCCTTACATTACCGCAAAGATCGGTCACGACCACCGGCCAGCGGCACCCATTGACCATCCCAGCGTCACATACTTGACCGCAACTGTAGGCGGTCGCTTTGCTGGCGCATTCATGGCAATACGGTTTTCCAGCACCGAGATTGAGTGGCACTCGCTTTTGCACAAGTCCGCTATCAAGCACTCCCGCGACCTTGGCTACGCTTTTTTGGCGTGGGCGTTTGCCCAGCCCATTTTGCGCGTTACCGCCTACATCATCGAGGGCTTGGAGTCGGCTAAAAACTACGGCTTAAAACTTGGCATGAAGTTTGAAGGATTCCGTCGCGATGCGTGCTTCCAATCGGGGCAAATTAAAGGCGTCTACGTCCTCGGCATGACGCGCACAGATTGGGGTAAATTATGAGCTTTATTGGTGACGCAATTGGTGACGTTTTCGGCGGCATTACTGGCGCATCACAAGCAGCCGATGCAGCAGAATCCGCAAGCGCCACACAGGTGGCTGCATCAGCCGCAGGCATTGCCGAGCAGCAAAGGCAGTTTGACAAGCTTGTTGAGCTCATGGCCCCCTACGTTACGGCAGGCACAGGTGCCATCGGTCGGCTTGCCCCGTATGAGCAGGCAGGCCAGCAAGCATTCGGCCAGCAGCAAGCCCTGATAGGCTTACAAGGCCCAGAGGCAGAGCGTGCAGCCATTGAGCGTATTAGCAGTGGCGAGACATTTCAGGCGCTGGCCAGGCAAGGCGAAGAAGCCATGCTGCAAAATGCGTCTGCTACCGGTGGCCTGCGTGGTGGAAACATACAGGGCGCACTGGCACAATTTAGACCGGCGCTGCTGTCCAACCTGATCAATCAGCAATACGGGCGATTGGGTGGAATATCAGGCGCAGGACTTGGCGTCACCAGTGGCCTTACCAGCCTGGGCCAAGCATCAGCAGCCGGGCAAGCATCGTCAGGTATGCAGCTAGGCCAAAACGTGGCTGGCCTGCTTGGGCAGCAAGGTGCAGCCACGGCAGGCGCACAACTGGCGCAAGGCGGCGTGGTTGGCAGCACATTCGGCACACTCGCCTCGCTTGCTGGTGCAGCTTATGGCGCTGGCGCATTTGGTGGCGCACCTACTGGAGCAGTTCCCGGTGAATTTTCACTATCGGGCGGCACTGGCCAAAGTGTGGGCGGCGGCGGCTCTGGCTTTAGATACACTAAATTTTGAGGCAGTAAAAACATGGTTCAACCAATTAACTACATGTCTCAAATCCCGCAGGTGGATTTAGCCCAAAGCCTTACATCTGGCTTGCGACTTGGCGCGACTTTTCGCCAGATGCAGGATCAGCAAATTGCCCAGCAGCAAGCGCAGCAGGCAAAGCAGCAATTTGCCACCGACCTACAAGCAGCGCAGGCCGATGGATCTCAAAAAGCATGGACTGGCATGATCGCCAAGTATCCTCAATTCCGAGAGGCATTCGGAGATGTGAGGAAAGGCGTTGGCGAGGAACGTCTAAAAAACGAGTTTACGCAGGGCTTTGAAATCTCCACGGCCCTTGAGAACAATGCGCCGGATGTGGCTATGGCGAGAGTGCAAACCATCATCCAAGCAAAAAAGAACGCAGGCGAACCGTCCAAGATTTATGAGGATATTTATACCGCACTTGAAAGCGGAAACATTAAAGGCGCACAGGCTGGCGTTAACTTTGCATTAACGGCGCTTGATCCTGATCGTTTTAAAAAGTCGGTTGAGGCTGTATCTTCAGCGGCGCAAGCACCAAGCGCATTGACCGAGGCTGTTGCAAAAGCAGACAGAGCCGTGGCAGATGCCACCATAGCGCAGGCCACGGCCACCAATGCAGCAGAGAAGGCGAAGGCAGATGCGGCCAAGGCCAAGGCTGATGCAGAAAAGGCAGCAGTCGAGGCCAAGTATGCGGACCGGTTTGCGATTGCAGAACTTGAGAAGAAGGCCGCCGATCTTGGATTGACAAAAGCTCAGACCGGATCGGCATTGGCTCAAGGTCGAAAACTTGGAGCAGAGGCAAGCGCAGCCATTCTTGAATTGGAAGCACTTAAGAAAGGTGGAACTTTAGCCACTCCAAAAGCATTTGAGCAGGAAGAAAAACTGCGTAAAGAATTCCAAGCTCGCACCAAGGTTTATGCTGAGCTTGGAACTATATTTTCCAATATTCAATCATCTGCCCAAGCCAATACTGGCCCCGGTGACATTGCGCTGATTACTGGATTTATGAAAATGCTCGATCCAGGCTCAGTGGTGCGCGAAACAGAATTTGCGACCGCAAGGGATACTGCCGGCCTATACACAAGGCTGGAAAACAGTCTGAAGAAGGCGGAAAGCGGACAATTCCTGCAGCCCGGCCAGCGTAATGAATTTGTTAATCTGGCCAAGCAATATCTGGACTCGGCAAACAAAAAGGCAGGAGAAGATAAAAAGGCTCTTGGCGTGGTTGTCAAGAACTACCGCCTCAATCCTGAAAACGTGTTTGGGCCTGAGACAGCGGCAGCGCCACCCCCCGCATCACCAACTGCTGCTGCAACACCAACCCCTGCTGCTGCACAGAAAAATGTGACGGTGAATTACTAATATGGCTTATTCCATCACCACAAAAGATGGCATCACCATTAACAACATCCCTGACGATGTTGCGCCAGATTCGTCTGATCTAAAGGCTCGGGTGGCGTTAATTCGTGCTGGTGGTGGTGCGGCGGCTCTTGAGCCACCAGCTCCAGCAGAGCAGCCCAAGATGGGATTTTTTGAAGGTATAGCCGAGTCGGTCACAGGACGCGCACGCGCAACGCCTGAGACCCAGACGCTGCCTGAGTGGACAAGTATGCCGGAACTGAACCAGATGAGCGTGGCATCGTTCAAGACAGCCCTCGGCACACTCCTGAGTAATCCGAAGGAGACGGTGCAGATTTTACAGGCCAACTTCCCTGGCGTTCAGATTCGACAAGATGCCAAAGGCAACTACCTGTTGCGCTCGTCGGTCGATCAAAAGGAATACGCAATACCGCCAGGCTTCAGCCTGGGCGACATTCCCCGCGCTGCCGGAGCCATTGCAGCCTTTACGCCGGCTGGCCGAGCCGCAACTATTCCTGGTGCCATCATTGGCGCTGGTGCTACCCAAGCAGCCATTGAAGCAAGTCAAGCAGGAACTGGCGGCAAGTTTGACACTGGCGAGGTATTGCTGGCTGGCGCAACCGGCCCGGCAGGGCAGATTTTGCAGCGCGTGGCCCCTCCGGTCGTGCAAACGGTCAAGAAGGTCGCACAGCGCGTCACAGGGCGTCCTGCGGCAGCGCCTGCGCCTGCGGTGGCCCCAGGTGCTCCAATGGGTGCGGCAATGGCCCCAGAAGCCCCTGCAGCAGCCCCAGCAGTGGCCCCGGCAGCACCAGTGGCCCCGGTTGTGGCGGAAGTGGCCGAGGAAGAAGTCGGAAAGCTGGTTAAGCAAGCGGCAGGCACAGGCTTTGGATCTGCCGGCGCACGCGACCGGCTGGCCGATCTTGCCCAGGTCAATCTAGCAGCCAAGGAAGCCGCCGACCGGCTCGGCATCCAACTGCCGGCTGACGTGTTCAGCGACAACCCGCAAGTCCGAGCAGCCGCAGGACTGACCCGATCTGCGGCAGGCAGCGAGGCAGAGTCCGCATGGCGAACTACCGTATCGCAAGCCGTTGACAAGGCCGACGATGTAATCAAGCAATTCGACGCCACCTTTGTGGAAGGCGCAGTTGCGCCTGGCGTGGTCTCGCAGAAAATCAAGGACTCGCTGACCGCCACCCGATCAGACCTCAATAAGCAGGCTGGCAAGGTTTACGATGCGGTCGATGAAGTGGTGCCAAAGACAACAGTGGTCGAACTGCCAAAGCTCAAAGCAACCCTCGACGCTATCAAGGCAGAAGTCACCGAAGAAGGCATGTCCGCAGCCGAGAAAAAACTGGCGCTTATGATTGAGCGCGGAAATGTGACCTACGGGCTACTCAAGCGCGAAAAGGGATTGATCGGCAAGGCTCTAAACAAGATGGAGTCACCCTACGGCAGCATGGCCGAGGCAGACCTAAAGCGCCTGTATGCGGCACTGGCTGACGATCAACTGACGAATGTTGGCAACATCGGCGGCGAGGAACTGCGCCAGCAACTACGTGCGGCCAACCTGCTCTACGCCAAAGAGCGTGCCTTGGGCAAGCGCATCGTGAATGTGTTCGGCCAGGACATCGAGGGCAGCGTAGCCAACAAGATGCGAACCGCCATCACAGGCGCAGCCAAAGGCGATGCCGGCGAGTTCAACCGCCTGCTAAAAGCAGTTCCAGAGGATTTACGCAAAGAGACAATAGCCACCGCGCTGGCATCCGTTACGCGGTCGGCTAGGGGTGCAGAAAAGGGTGGATTCGGATTCTCTGAGTTTGCCGACATCTACCCCAAACTGCGTGCCAATCCTCCCGTCTACAAGACCATCGTGGATACTCTCGGCAAGGAATCGGCAGATGTTCTGCGTGACCTGTTTGAAGTTTCCAAGCGCGTCACCGAAGCCAGAGCCAATGTGCTGACCACCGGCAAGGCAAACCAGGCGCTACTGCAGGGTATGCAGGCCGAAAGCCTGATCGGTAAGGTCATGGAGAGCACCCTTGCCAAAGGCGTGGTAACTGGTGCAGCCGCAATGGGTGGCCCTATTGCAGCAGCAGCCACATCGGTGATCACCAGCGCCATGACGCAAGGCAATAAGGATGCGCTCAAGGCGGCAGGTAAACTCTTTGCTGATGATGGGTTTCAGAAACTTGCCATCGAAGCCGCGACGAAGGGAACACCCAGTGCAAATAGTATTCGACGCACTGCCATGTCACAATCATTCCAGAATTTTGCAGACGCAGCTAAAATCCCAAAAGCACTAGACGCAAGGATTCAATGGTTGCAGACAGCAACCCAAGCCGAGCGACAATTCGACCAGGAGAATCAATAAAATGTCAAACAACAGTCAGATCGCCTTCGCCCCACTGGGCAACACCGTAGTAATCGCGGCAAACCCAGTGGCACCAGCAGGACTACAAGTCCCGGTTCGCACACAAATCACAGCGCAGGCAGTAGGCCAATACCGCTTTGTGAACAACGGATCGGCGCTGGTTCACATCGGCGTAGGCCCAACTGCGGCACTGGCAACGGCGGCGGCGGTAGCGGCCACAGCCGGAACACCAGGCGCAGGCATACCGCTGGTTGCAGGCGCAGTGGAAATCTTGAGATTTTCCGTCAATTCTTATTTTTCCGCTGTGACGACTGTGGCAGGAACGGTTTACGTAACACCAGGCGAAGGATTGTAATATGTTAAAAACAGCAGGAGCAAACCGCGCTCAAACTGGCGGCAGCATAGACAACACTCCGATTGGCGCTACGACACCTGCTGCGGGTGCGTTTACTACGGTGAGTGCGACGGGTGTAGTTACTGTGTCGCAGAGTATGCTTACCAGTAGCGCCTATTTTATTTTGGGTAAAGGGGTAAGCAACGCGCTACGTATTGCGCCTCAAGCAGACGCAACTGGCGTTCAGATTGCAGCAACTGATAGCACTGGAGTAGTTGCATTCAAACCTCTGCTACTGCAAGGTTCAACAGTCAGCATCACTGGCGCTTTAACTGCAAATTCCGGCGTAGCAGTCACCGGCACCTTAAGCGCAACTGGCGTGGTGACATTCTCAAATTATGGCGCTGGCTCCGCAACATTTTCCGCTGCGGGTGTTATTTCATCGGTATCTGATGAAACGTGGAAAACAAAAGACGGTGTTCCAACCGACCCCGATGCAATGCTTAAAAAGTTGGAGCCTGGATACTGGTATTACAACGATGAGAAAAAAGAAACATTTGGCGCAGACCGGCAGTTAGGGTTCTACGCGCAAAACGTCAATGCAGCTATTGGGCCAGAGGCGGCACCAGAACCAGAAGAAGGTAAGCCGTGGGGATATTACGACAGGTCAGTTCTTGCTGTGACTGTCATGTCGTTGCAGAAGGCTTTAGCAACTATTGAATCACTTAAATCTCGCATTAAAGCGCTGGAGTCAAAATGACCGCACTCAGCATTCAAGTTCCTTTCCCGGTATTTCAAGACCGCGATGGACAGCCACTGGACAATGGCTACGTCTGGATTGGCACTGCAAATCTGTATCCGATAACCAACCCAGTCGTGGCGTATTTTGACTCGGAACTGACTATCGTTGCGGCACAGCCTTTGCGGACGCTCAATGGCTACATTTCAAACGCAGGCACACCGGCCCAGGTTTATGTTGATGGCGTGAACTTCAGCATTCTGGTGCAAGACAGCAAAGGCTCGATGGTTTACAACTTCCCGGATGGGTCTGGTATTAGTCAAAATGCGGCAGGAATAATTTACGATCCTGCTGGAACGGGCGCGGTGGCAACAACCGTTCAGACCAAGCTGCGGGAGAGTGTCAGCGTTAAGGATTTTGGTGCGGTGGGTGATGGGGTGACTGACGATAGCGCCAGCATTCAACTGGCGATTACTGCCGCCGCTGGTGGTTCCTTGCTATTCCCCCCGGCAACCTATCGTGTTCGGTCAAAGCTCAACATCACCAGCGCCACCGACGTCTTTGGCTATGGTGCAACCATCCTGTTCGACTTCCCGGTCGCCACATCAAACGCAAACGGCAGACTGTTTGAAATTACTGCATCAGATGTATCGTTTAACGGACTCACGTTCGACGCTACCGGAATCACCGGAACCATAACCAGCGTCAACCGTTACGTCTTATCGTGCGAACCTTCCGGTGCAACGCGATACGACAACATCTCTGTCCGAGACTGCCGGTTCACGAACCTCGCACAATACAGTGGAACGATCCCCGCGACCACGACCGTCATGCACGGCATCTACGCGAAACAAGTCGACAACCTGCTGGTCCGCGACAACGTGTTCGACACGATCAGTGGTTCACCTGTTTTCCTGATCGACACTGAACGCGCGAAGATCGTTGGCAACGACTTCATCAAGTTCGGGTGGTCGGGTGTGTGGCTCAACAACGCAAACAAATACTGGGAGATAAGTGAAAACACATTCTCTGGAACTACGGCTGCGAACCCGTCTTATTGGGGTGGGGCCATTGACGTAATGGGTCAGACTTCTGATGCGTCACTGCCTGGGGAACCGGACGAACATGGAATAATTTCAAATAACAAATTTATTGGTGGCGTTTACAGATATGGCACAGTTCTGCGGTTGTCATCGTCTCGTAATGTTGTCATTTCTAATAACCTGTTTGACCAGTGCGACGCCGACCTCGACACCACGCCTGGTGGCGGCGGCGCAGGTTCGCAGAACAACTTAATCACTGTAACCGTGCGTGACGTTACCGTAAACAATGGGCCGCATAAGAACGTCATCATTATAGGAAATTTGTTTTTAGCAAAAGGTGCCGGATGGCAGAAAGGCATTTATGCCTTAACTGGCAGTAGCGCTGGCGGAACTGATAACACCACTGCTTGCGAAGGGTTGACTGTCGCAGACAACATTTTTCATTGTCCAGATGCTAGCAATTACTTCTTGTCGTGCGTTACTGTTCACGGCTTAAAGGCCGGTTACAAAGACATAATAATTGCTAATAACAACATGAAGTCGGTGCCAAATGCAACTCCGAATTATCAACCGGCATCGGTAGCAGGAACAGTCGTTATTGTGACGAACGCTGCCACAACCGTAGATCGTGTGACCATCACAAGTAACCACTTTGAATACTTCAATGGAACAGGGTCAACCAACAATCACAACGGCATAAATATTAGGGATTACGTTGCAGACCCTGTGATTGAAGGGAACACATTCAAGAATTTTGCCCGTTGCATTACAGTCGCGTCAGGGCCAATCCCGATTTTACGAAACTTGTTTCAACCGGCATCTGGCGGAACCGCGTTCAATATGCGTGGAACGGGTTTTACCCCAAGTATGGGTAATTTTGCAAAACGAAAAACATCAGACCAAGCACTAACTACTCAAACGGTTCTTCAAAATTGCACTGAGATGGTATTCCCTATCGGCCCAAGTGAAGAATGGGTGTGTGAGTTTTCAGTGCCTATTGGTTCGTCGTTGTTTACCACAGGATTTAAGGTTGCTGTTACAACACCATCCGGTGCAACGCAGGAGATTGGCGCGGAAATACAGCCCGACCTAATTACTGGCGCAACCCGCGCATTGTTTTTGCGAACAGGCACATCGGGCGGTGCGCTAGATTTTACCACAGCAAACATGACTGGCATTTCATTTGGCAGACTGCGTGTGTCGGTATGGGTATTGAACAGCACAACGGCAGGGGAAGTGCAGCTTCAGTTTGCACAATCCACCAGTAGCGGAACTGCTCTCGCTATCAATAAGGGTGGTTTTTTAAATGCTGATCGAGTTGCGTAAATATAAGGAACTCACATGACCACACTTTCCAAAGCAAGAAAAAACTCGCCGGGCCAGGGTATTTAATTGACCTCGACCACCTACATCATCATGCTGGTGGCTCTGCAAGTTGCTGACTTGCTGACCACTTGGTATGCGCTTCGCAATGGTGTAGGCCGTGAGGCCAACCCGGTGCTGATTAAACTGGCCGAGGTCACCAGGCTATTCACCAATGCGAAGTGGGCGTGGCTTGTCATTGCCAAAATTGTGGGTTCTGCTATCAGTGTTTATGTTGCATACGGCAGTGAGATTGGGTCAATAATTTTGTCAATTTTCTACGCCGGCATTATCATCAACAATATTCTGGTTATTAAACGCCTACCGCATCAGTAATGGAAACCCATGCCGCCAACAGACGAAGCCTCCTTTATTTCGCAGATCATCGCGTGGGTAGCCGCTGCAATCGCAGCAGTCTTTGCGTGGCTGTGGTCAACAACAATGGGTAGGATCACTAAGCTGGAGGAAGGCAAGGTCAATCAGAAAACCTTTGATGATTACATTGTCCGGTCGGAAAAATATAGAGACGAACGCCGAGAAACCGAAACGTCGTTATTCGATGAAATCAAGCAGCAGCGCATTCATTTTGATACGAAACTCGACAAGATCACCGACTTGTTGATGGCGAAAAAATGACTCCACATTTTAGCAACGCGGAACTGGCCTGCAAATGCGGCTGCGGAATGCTGCCGGCGCAGGACTTTATGGACAAGGTGGAACGCCTGCGGATTGCCTTCGGGAAGCCTCTAGGCATCACCAGCGCGGCCCGATGCCCAACGCACAACGCCAAGGTATCCAAGACCGGCGCTACCGGCCCACATACTACCGGCAGAGCGATTGACTTCGATGTGGACAGGGCAGACGCATACCGGATCGCAAAGCTGGCTTTTGACCACGGTTTTACCGGAATTGGAATCAATCAGAAGGGAGGTGGTCGTTTTATCCACGTTGACGATCTGGCAGACGCACCCAGGCCAACGATCTGGAGCTACTAACATGCTCAATCTTCTAATCCCGGCGCTGGCCCCTATACTTGGGAAGGTGGTCGGCAATCTTTTCCCCGATCCTGAGCAGAAGGCCAAAGCCGAGCAGGAGGTGTTGGTTCAGTTGATGCAGCACCAGCAGCAGATTGAGACTGCGGCGGCATCCATCATCCAGGCCGAAGCAGCCTCGTCGCACTGGCTGGCGGCAAACTGGCGACCGATCACCATGCTGGTATTCCTCGGCCTGATCGTTGCGCGATGGTTCGGATGGGCAGCACCCAACCTGGCCGAGGCCGAATACATCAAACTGTGGTCGATTGTTGAGTTTGGGCTTGGCGGATATGTGGTTGGAAGAAGTGTTGAAAAGATAGCGCCAGGGATTGCTGACGCTCTCAAACGGCGCTAGTAGCTCTCCAGCCCCCGGTCAAAGGCCCATTTGTTGGGGTCTATTGGCTCTTTGTCCAGCGCGGCGATGGCGATGCAAATAGGGCATCGAGGATTGTTGATTTCTCCACCATGCTCACCCTGCACAGCCTCAACCAGCGCGGCGATTTCTTTTGCGTGACTGCGGAGGAATACTCCGGCGAGTGCTGCGTTTGAGTTTGCTAAAACGTCTTTTAGTTCGGTTAGGAAAGGCATACAAGCTCCGGTTGTCTATGTTCTATGTAAATTTTCTCGCGCATCCATGAGTAACGAGAAAGTCCAGTTCCGTCGATAGAATCAGCGCCCATCTTTTCAAAATATTCAAAACGCCCCGGTGTATTTACCCGCCCGACATGAACCCACTTATCCAATGCTTTTGCCGCCTTTACAATTTGCATAACTGACTCAGATAGCTTGAATTCTGTGGTGCCGCCGATAAATATTGCTTTTATTTCATCCCACGGTATCGGCAAGTCCTGTTGTCCATCCTGCGCGACCAAAGCGACAGGCCAATCATTTAGCCTATCTTTCCAGCGGTCAAATACCTCAAGCGTTCTGCGAGCTGACGCAACAACATCAGGGGCGCAAACGAAAATACACTGGCTTCGGCGGTCGTATTCCCTCGCCAGCAATGCGTTAAAAGCCTTTGCGTCAAACGCAGAAAATGCGCCATTGTCAATTGCAAACCTAGACTCAGGGCGCTGCAACTTATAGCGAGTCAATGGCGTTAGCAACTGCTCGACCTCGCACCCAAGCTCTGCGGCGCAAACGTCTAGCTTTTGACTTGTATCAAGCAGGACAAGCACTGACGTTATCCTTCCATGCTTGGGTCATGTTTTTACGGTCTATACGACACTCAAATCCGCCGTAACAGCGGATAACCACAAAATCCCAATAGGCCGGTAACTGCATCAGAAACCAACAAGCCAAGAACTCAGCCGTTGGAGTTACCGGCAGCATATCGTTTAAGTTTTTGTTTTTAATTTTCTCAACTATTTCGTCAACGTCAACGCGCATATCAGACATGGTTTTAGTGCATCCGGTGTGTGGGTTAATTTCCTGCCAGTAACCCGCCTCAAGCCAATAATTATGACGATGGATTCCTTGTTTATTCATTTGCGGCAAGTCGTGGTCTGCGTCAAATAACACGCTTACCCTGCACTCAACGCGGGGCCATGATGTTTTCATTTCATCCCCTCCGCTGCGCGGGTGATTGCGTCTCGGCAGTCATACGCGTCTGGATAAAAATCTTCTTTTGTCCGGTTTTTTGTAAGGTTGTTGATAATCTCTTTTGCTTCTCGCAGCCCCGCAATCCTTCCTTCTTCTCGCGCCTCCGCCAGCAGCCCTTCAAGCCTCTCAATTTCGTCGGCGGCTTTCTCAATATAAATCTCGGACACGCCTCTATTCAGTAGCGCGATTACTCTGAGTTTCTTTACAAGTGATTCGTTACTCATTTCCACCTCCAGCATTTGATCTTACCGTTCTCAACAACATACACAGTCATCTCACCTTCCGTCTGCGGCAGTGGGCATACCGACAGCGCGACCTTCTGCATCGCCGGTTCGACTTCCTTGACCCGATACCCAACCGCTGCCGCAGCAGCGCCAACAAACAGCCCTGCCACCAGCACTACGACCATGCGTTTAAACATCACCTTCCCATCAATGACATACGGTTTCATTTCACTCCCCCACCAAATAGCCAACCAAAAACCCGACGATGCCGCCAGCCGCCAGCACCGTCACCATAAAACCCAGAGTAAACAGGCCATCGAATACGTAATCCGTCACGCAGTCGCAGCTTCGGCCCTGGTTGCAGTTGCCGTTGCACATCTGATTAGTTTTCATTCTTTTTCCCTTATCAACAATGGACTTGTTAATTCTTTTTTTGAAAACTCTTTGATCTTTGCCTTTGCATCCTCTGCACCCTTTCCGACAATACAATAATAATTTTCACTTTCAAGATATTGAATCCAATCTTTCTGCTCTGCACTTAGGCTCCCTCCCTTTGTGCGCTTCATCTCAATCCACAGATGCCAGGCCGGTGCAAACAGGTCAGGCACTCCCGCTGATACGCCTTCAGCCTTCAACCGCCCCGCGGTAATAATGCTTCTTGCCCCACCGTTCGGAATGGCAAAAATACGGACACCTTTAAAAGTCTGTCTAAACCAGCGAACCAGTTCTCTTTGTTCCTCGTGCTCGGTCGGAATCCGATCAGTAATTTTCATAGTCATCTTCTTTTATGGTGTCGCGAAGTTCTTCCAACTTTCGGCGTGCACTGATGTTCTTTGCCAGTTGTTGCCAGTTGTTTGCCGGCAGGATGTTTTTGACACGCTTTTTAGTTTGGACTTTTTTTTTCTCTGGCTTGGTGACAACGACTTCCTCGGTCGAAAAGCGCATACAGCATTTGAGGCACTCCCTGCGCCTGTTCACCCCTCGACTGTCCAGCACACGCGTATTCCCCCCGCAGTCGCATTTCATTTCTTCTTGCCCTTCACCAATTGCACTGGTGCTACGTTCTCCACCTCCATACGATACTTGCGGATGGTCTCGGCAACATCAGTTAGCACCGGCTTCGTCGGTATGAACTTGCACCCCACATCGATAATGTATTTGTTTCGACTACGCAGGTAAGTAATTGCAGCTTCAAGTTTCTCGTTCATTTTATTTCCCCATTATCAAAAAGGAACTTCACATTCCCACTTCGGACAGGCATCGACGGTGGCAGCAAACTCCGCTGGCGGCTCCATAAAAAACTCGGTGCAAAGCCCATCGGTGCCGTAGCTCTCGCAGGTATGGCAGCATTTCGGTGGGCCAGCCTTGACCCATTCCCGGTAATCGGTGACAAACTGTGGTGCTGGCGGTCTTGTTTTCATGTCCAATTCCTCTTAATGACTCGAAAGAACTTCCCATCTTTGCGGTATTCAATCAGCTTTGGCGGTGCTGAATTGCTCATCTGCACCGACATATAATCCAGCGCCTCGTCACCTTGCAGGGTGGATGCCTCGGCAAGATCAGCCCCAGACGATGCAGCCATCGTAAACAATTGCTGCATGGCCCTCTGGCCTGCATAGCCATCATGGAGCACCGGCAGGTATTCAGTGATCGGCTTGTCGCTCAATTCCCCGTAGTAGGTGCATGACAGCATCAGCTTCCCGCTGGCCTTGCTGGTGTGGATGCGCCAGTTCCAGGTTGTAATCTCAAGGTCTTTTCCTTCAAGCCCCATGATGTCATCGTGATGCAGCACCAGTGCCTTCTTGACCGGCTCCGGGAACATGGCACCGCAGGCAGGGCATACTGCCGCCGAGATATGGACAAGCTCTTGGCAGTTGTCGCAGACCTTGACCGGTGCCTCGCCATTGCCATCGCTCCCCTTCTTGGGCGGCTGGACGTTGGTGATCGGCCCATGCGCCTCAACCACACCGGCAAAGTCCAGCACCAGGCAGTCGGCCTTTCCTGGATGCGGCCTCATTCCTCTCACGGCCATTTGTAGGTAAAGCCCTGGTGACATCGTTGACCGCAAAAACGCAATGCAGTCCAGCGCAGGGAAGTCATAGCCAGTAGTTAAAATCCCAAAGTTGCACAATGCACGCAACTTGCCAGATTCAAAATCGGCCAGCTTGCGCTCACGCTCCGTTTTGCTGTGTTTTGCGTCTAATGCTTCGGCAGCAATGCCAGCAATACGCAAGCACGCGGCTACCGCCTCAGAGTGTGCAACACCAGAGCAGAAAATCAACCAGTGCGCCCGACTGCTTGCCTTGTCAATAATCTCATCAACTACGGCGCTGTTATGGTCTTTGGTGTTGAACTTGGCTTCCATCTCAGATGCAATGTATTCACCCTGGCGCTTGTGCAGACCGTCCGCGTCAAGTTTGTGCATGGTGATCTTTGAGCGCAACGGCACAAGGTAAGTTTTTAATACCAATTCTTCAATGCTCACCGGCTCCAGAATCTCTGAAAAAATGGCGGTCGGCCCTTCAGTTATCAAACCTTGCCCAAGCCGATACGGGCTGGCACTCAGGCCAACAATTCGCATGGCCGGATTAATCTCCAACAAGTCGGCAATTAGCTTGCGATAAATGCCACTTTCAGCATTTGACACAGCGTGCACCTCGTCAATGATGCACAAATCAATTTGCCCGATCTGCTTAGCGCGTTTTGCCACAGACCCAATACCGGCGTATGTAATTGGTTCCTCCAACTGGCGCTTGCCAACGCTGGCGCTATAAATGCCAAGTGGTGCACCAGGCCACAACTTTCGCAGCTTGTCGGCGTTTTGCAAGATCAGTTCTTTTGAATGCACCAGCATTAAGATGCGCGTATCTGGCCAGTTTTGCAGCGCCTCCTTTGCCAGTGATGCAATCACTACTGATTTCCCAGACCCGCCCGGCATATTTAGAACTGGATGGCCGGTCGCGTTCTTTTCAAACCACGCGTAAAGCATCTCCAGTGCGCGGCTTTGATATTCACGGAGCATCACCCCACAATCCTCCCATCAAAGTCCTGCCGCAACTCAGCCACGAACGGATCTCCACCAGCGCAGGCAGCAGGGTTAGCCAGCAGTTCTTTGCTGGTGTAAACATTAGCGTCACCCTCGCCATTGGCCAGATCGACCCCGTTGATTTCATAGATTGCTGTCCACTCATCCGGCCCGTCCTTGCGCTTCCACGGCACCAGGTCAGGATGCAGAACGTGAGATTCGCAGCCTTCTTTCTGGGTATCATATGGGATTACAGCATCCCATCTGGCGCAATGCCATGTTGAATCCTGCAATGCAGTAGCATGGGCGCAGGTGCGGCAGTTCACGTGCTTGGTGGTCTTGGATTCGTGGCAAAAGTCGTGGGCATCGCAGAATTTGCATTGATACCAGGACGGATCTGAACTGATCGGCTCCGGCATCCTGTCAGCCAGGGCAATGCGTTTGCCGCGCTCGATAGCCTTGGTTGCCACAGCCTTATCGTATTTAATGCGTTCGGTGTGAATGCGGTCATCGTCTTTGCAGACGGTCAGATACAAGGCGCGGTCGATCTTGGTGCCTGACATATAGACCTGCATCTGAATAAAATGCTCAGGCTTGGACTTCTCTACGCCATCCTTGACCAGCGCATCAAATGCCTTTTTTGATGCGGTTTTGAATTCTGCAATATGCTTTGACCTCGGAGCTTCCGGCACGCCAGAATCAATAATGGCATCGAGGCTCCCCGACACATGGCTCCCAAAATCCACCCGATGCTGAGATGAGACTTTTCTCACATCCATCCCAATCGCACGAAGGTCGTTGATAATATTAACTTCCTCCTCACGGCCCCGGCGAAACAGGCGGAGGATGCGACCTGGAAAGCTCGGCTGCACCGCCCAGCG